ATGAGTGATAAAGAAATAGGGGATAGATTTTCTGTTGCTCGTACTGTGGTAGCGAAACTTCGCGCAAGCATGGGGATGATGAAGTCTTGGAAGAAGGAGGAAAGTTTGCGCATGGCGTATGAGAATGATATTTTTCGTAAAAAAAGTGAAGAGGATGAGCTTGACTCTAAGGAGAGAGTGTTCAAATTATAGTTTTTTCTGTGGATTCTAAGGGCGGGGCGGAAAAGCGTTTTGCACGTGCGCGATTTTAATTAGTACCCTCGGCCCTACTTTTTCGTGATAAAATGAAAGCATTATCACTCTAGCTTTAAAAAAATGAACGAAGAAGACGCAAAACTCCTCACGCCCGACGAACGCGTGGCCGGCTACAATGCCGAACACAAAGCGACGATGGCGAAATACGGAATAGTGCTTGGCGCTGTGCCGTACGTTGACGATAACGGCTTGATGCGCGCGCGTCCGGCGCTTGCGCTTGCCGAAAACGTAAAGATGGAAGCACCGGAGCCGGTCGCGCCCGTTGAACATGTCAAAGGTTAGCGAAAAAATACTTGCGGAAACGAACGGTAATCGCGGAGGCGTGATACACAAGATCCGCGCGCCTATTAAACATAGGCATAGAATGGTGTTGAAGCACATGAGTGAAGGCGCGACAATGACGGGTGCAATGGTTGCTACCGGCTACACGCCGTCTAGTGCATCAAATACTGTTGCGCTACAGAACACGCGATCATGGCAGGCGCTGATGGAGGAACAGCTTCCGGATTCACTGCTTGCCTTGCGCCATCGTGAACTCTTGGACAAGCGCGAGGTGCATACGCGCTACATAGGCAAAGGAAAGCGTGGGCGCTTTGAGAGCGTGGACCTTGGTCCGGACGTCGCTAGTGTGGCGCGCGGACTTGAACTCGCGTACAAGATCAAAGGGAAGGCGCGCGAGGAAGGCGCACCGCCGAAGGTAAACACATACAACCTATTCTTTAACGATAGTGTGCAGAAGGAAGTGCGCGCGTTTGAAGATAGTTTGAAAATAACTTTGGGCGCCCATGCCATAGAGGGCCGGCTTCCCGATTTCTACGTACCTACTACGCCATCAGGGAGTCCCGAAAAAATAATTTCTACTGAATCTGAATTACTTGACAAATCAGAAAATTATAACGTAATTGATGTTGAACATGGATCTACTGAAATTATTTCGTCGCAACCCGCCGACGGCGGACCTCAGCCAGATACCAGCGGAACTGAAGGACCTGACGCCGGACCAACTCCGAGCGATAGCCAACAGGATGGAGGAGACACATCCGCCGATACAGGGGAACGGGAACGCAGTCTTCCTGCCGGACATGACGGAGGCGGAGTACGACCAGTATCTGAAGGAGGAGACGGAGGGATGGAAGGGGTTTTATAATCGCGTCCGCAATGGGCTAGGCACAAAATGACAGCCATTTCAGGATTTACTGATGAACAAAAATCGCCGAAGTTTGATCGGAATGGCATACCGCTTTTTGCTGGTAATCGTCATCAAAGAAGGGCGATGGCCAAGATAAAATATGGCAAGAGTTAGCGATCTAAAAAAAATTGTCGACGGAAAGCGCTCCGCAAGGGCGCTGGAGGAGGCGCGAGATAGGGACGATAAGGAGAGGAAAAAACTGATTGATGAGGCGCCGGAGTTTGCGCCGATGGACTTTTGGTGCGGCGAATGTAAGGAAGATTTCTCGTGCATGGGTGAGAAGTTCTTGGCAACCGGCTATGATCTGGACGCGCATCAAAGTTACATAACGTTCCCGAGGCGAGCGCGCTACGTGGGATACTGTCGGAAGAAACGTCATGCGTGCTATCGGTTGATCACTGACAAACTCTCTGACCCGTATTACCGAGAAAGCGAAAATCTAAGGAGGCAGCAGTGGCAATTTCGGGATGCGTTTCTTACGCCGGCAGACTCGCGCTTCAAAACCGTGTACCCGGTACAGTGGGCGCGCATTGAGAAGGAGATGGAGGAGCGCGCCATGATGGGTGGAATATGAAAAAACCAGAGGAACCGGGAGTGAAGGCGGAGGACGTATCGATATTGGCGTGGCTGTTGCAAAACCACGTGATGAACGAGAAGGGGGAGGAACTAGACTTCCATGACCGGCTGTTCCTCTTGGATATCCTTACCGACTGGTCGCAGGAGATAGTGATCAAGAAATGCGCGCAGATCGGCGGATCGGTGACGTTTAACTTGAAGGCCCTCTTTGCCATCATCAAGTTCGGCTGGAATATCCTCTACAGCTTCCCGACTGACTCGGACGTGCAGGAGTTCGTATCGTCGAAAACCAACAAGCTGATTGCGACGAACCCGCAGGTATTCGCGGGATTGCCGACGGACAATATCGAGCGGAAGGAACTCAACGGGAGGTTTTTGTTCTTTAAGGGAACGGTCTCGAAGACGTCGGCGATTATGACCACCGCGGACCTATTGATACATGATGAGGCGTCGCGGTCAGACCAGACGGTTATTGAGATGATGAAGAGCCGTACCAAGGCCAGCCGCTACAAAGGCCGCTGGCTGTTTTCGAACCCGACCACCGAGAAGGATGCAATCGATGAGGCGTGGCAGAAATCTGACCAGAAGGAGTGGATGATTGTGTGTAAGGACTGCAAATTGCAGCAAATACTCTCGTGGCCGGAGAGCATCAATATCCCCGGCAAGTGCTACCAGTGCAAGGGTTGTAAGGGCGAACTTTCAGATGATGAACGGCGTTTTGGGAAATGGGTGCCACAGCAACCCGGGAAGACTATCTCGGGCTACCACATCTCCCTCCTCATGGCGCCATGGATCAAGGCGGAGGAGATTGTGAAGGACAGCGAAGGCGACATGGAATACTTCTACAATTTCGTTCTTGGTGAGCCGTTCTCGCCCGGGGACTTGCGCGTTTCACGTGGCACGATACTGGACAACTGGACGCCGAAGGACCTAACGCAAGGCGCTACGGATTGGTTTCTTGGGGTGGATGTCGGAAATGTGAAACACTACGTTCTCGGTACGGATAAGGGCGTAGTGAAGGTCGGAAACTTTACGAAATGGGGCGACCTTGACGATATGATGGCTTTCTATAAGCCTTATTTGGTAATAGACGCGATGCCCGATAACACCATGGCCAAGCACTATATCGATAAGTATCGCGGCGCACTGATGAGTTTCTTTCAGGAAAATACTTCTAATCCTCAGCTTCTCGTCTGGTGGGGTGAGGGTGTGAAACGCGGAATCGTCTACTCGAACCGCAACCGCATCTTGGACCAGCTCATCGACCAGATTCTCAATGCCAATATCCTCTTTGGCCTGCGCTCCGATAAGGACTTCCGGGACTATCTCCGGCACTGGGAAACATTGCGCCGTATAAAAACAACAAACAACAGAGGGATTGAGCGGTATGAATGGGAATCAACGACCGGTGAGGACCACTATGTCTTTGCGACACTTTATTATTATTTGGCTTTACTCGGCCGTGGTTCCGGAGAGTTCTTTGCGAAGCGCGATGAAGATGCGCTCAAAACGTTAATCGGTACCGATAATGTAATGGGAAACTTGGGTGAAGTCATGGCTGACGTTAATGGCTGGGAGAATGAATAATATGCAAACGATAATGCTCACTGATACAGAAGCTGCGTCATTCTTGGAATGGCAGCGCAACAAAGCGCTTTTTGACCTCTTGGTGGAGACGGGAGTCTTTTCAGTGAAAAACGGTAGTGTGGAATTGCACTTTGATTCTCTCAGTCGGCTGAAATCGATTGATGCGCATGTGAAACTTTTCCGCCGACAAGAGGCAATATCCACACATACAGTTATTGTGAAAGGGTGATCAGGTGATATAGTTCTGGTGACCGGCTCTACCTTTGCAAAAGGCGAGCGATGTTCTCACGCGGAGAATGTCGTTCGCCTTTTTTTGTTAAGAATAGAGCAATATCAAAAGATTTTAGAAACAAAATGGATATCGCAACACTCAAAGACGATCAACTGGCCACGCTGATTGAGAATCGATGGGCCTCTTCCGATACAGTTTTTCAGATCGTCAAACAAGTCTACGATCAAAATGTCCGCGTATATAAAAACACTCCGGCATCCGCTGATGCAACGGCCAGTGTAAAGAAACGTTCAAAGACTCGGGCGAACCGCGTTTTTCGTGATGTTGAATCGGTGATCAATTCGATCATTGCGAACTTACCGCAGATTAACTTTGTACCTTCGCGCGATACACCGCAGTCAAAACTGTTGGCGCAGACTGAACAGATTTACTTTTTGAAAAAATACAAGGACCGCAATGTGAAGGAAGTGATGCGGAAGGGTTTGCGGAATCTTTATTTTTCCCGGCTCATCGTATTGAAACCGTTTTGGAATGCAAAAATAAATGACTTTGATGTGCGCGCAGTGGATCCAAAGGCGATCCGTGTTGGAAAGAATGCGACGAAGGAAGAGGACTCGGAGTTCGTGATTGAGGAAGTGACTGACAACGTGACGTCGGTTGCGGCACGTTTTCCTTCAAAAGAAAAAGAGATTTTTGAAAAGAGCGGATATACCACGGCGGAGTCGGCGTATATAAATAATCCAGATATCAAATACAAGGAGGCGTGGATCGGTGACTATCTCATTTGTAAATACGGCGATTTGATTCTTTCGAAAGGCCGCAATCCATACTGGGACTGGGATGGTCTTCTCGTGACGCAGGGAGAAAAGGATCAGGTATCGCAACTTGGTGGCGATCAGAAAAAAGCAGCGATGCTCAACATTCGTATGCAACAATCAGCACGTCAGGGTGCTGTAGCTGCGTTGGCTGCAAAACAAAAAGATCAGAATGCGGAAGATGTGGGCGGACCAGAGACTGATACATATTCGGAATCGCCGGCGGAAGATCAGATGGATGCGACACAACTCCAAGCGTATTACTTCAATCATTTTGATCATCCACGCAAACCGTATATTTTCACCACGATTTTAAACAACGAGAATACGCCGATTGGCCAGACTGATTTTATTTCTCAGGCAACGCCACTTCAGGAGGGTATTGACCGTAGGAAGCAGGATATCGATGAGAACGCATCGCTTGTGAATGGTCAGATCAAGGTTGACTCAAGCGTCATGTCGAAGGCTGACGCGCAGAAACTGCGCTACGAGGCGCGCGGAGTTATTTGGGGAAAAGGTGTGAAGGACGGAGTAACGCGCGAGATGGGAACGGCGCTTCCAAACTTCGTGTATGAAGATATGGTGGATTCGCGCAATGAAATCGACAACATCATGGGTGCAACTGCTGCGTTCCGTGGAGAGCGCCAAGGTCAGGAAACAAAAGCTGGCCGACTCGCGCTCATCGACCAGTCATATAACGCATTGAACGAATTGGTGCAGGTAGTGGACTATTGTTCGTATGAACTTTTCAACTGGTTCTTTCAACTTGCAAAGGTTCGCTACACCGAGCATCACTATGCAAAGGAAATTGGAAAGGACGGTGCGCTTCAAATCATGGCGATCATGCAAGACGATTTTGAAGACGGCACTGAAGTGCGTGTCATCGCTGGCAAGACTCTTCCGGAAGACCGCGAGTTTCGTTACGCACAAGCGCAAGAAGATGTCAAAGCCGGTATCATCAGCCCAATCACCTATTTGGAAATCACCGGCTATCCGAACCCTCAGTCTACGGTTAAGGAAGCATTTATGTACAAGGTTGATCCGTGGTCAGCACTTGCTATCACCGATGAAGAGCGCCAAAAGATTCCTCCTCCGCTCCCGAACTCTACAATGCGTGAAGACATTAAGTTCTCGGATCTTCCGGCCGCAGCAAAGGTCCAGTGGCTTGGCAGAATGGGTATCCAGATTCAACCAACCGATATTCCGCCGGGTGAAGGCGTGATGCCATCTACGATTGCGTTCAAGGATCTTCCGCCGGATGGACAAATCCAGCTTGCGGCGAAGGCTGGTATTGTTCTTGACCCGAAGATTCTTCTCGCTGAGAAGATGGCTGAAAACAAGGCAGCGAAAGACGCTGCTGATGCGAAGGCAAATCCTCTGGGCCTTATTAAGTCCCCTATTCAACAAAAACCATGAATGACGCAAAAAAAACATTTTTAAAGAGCGCGTTTCACGAAATTAAATCGAAGGGTGTTCGACGCAACACACACGCAGCAGTCTCAGCTTCGAACCCGCGCCGGCAGGTTCCTAGAAAACAAATGATCGCTATCGCCTTGAGTAAGGCGAGAAAAGCTGGATACAAGTGATCAATGGGTCCTGAGCATGACCCCAAAAAAGGCTCAAGATGTTCTTTGACAACAGAGGTTGAGTAACTAAACGCCTATGACGAAAAGGATTGTCTGGCGTCTGCCGAGTAGGCCGACGTCTGAAGAAGTGCGAGGACTTCTCAAAGATGGGATTCTCTCGAAAGACGAAGCGCGTGAGATATTATTCAACCTTGAAGATTCGGAAGAAAGAGACAAAAAAAGTTTGGAGGCAGAGATTAAGTTCCTTCGGGAATTGGTCACGAACCTTTCCAGTCGTCAAACTATTGTTGAGACGATTCGCGAGGTTCATAAGCCTTATCAGAACTATCCATGGTATCAGCCGTACCAGACATGGTGTTCAAGTGGTAGCACTTTGACATCAGGATCTAATACAGCGAGTGCCATGTATCTAAACACTGCTACAGCTACGGGGTCGAGTACCATTTCTTTCACAGGAAATGTTGCTGACGAACCGTTTAGCGGTGTGAAGACGTTCTAATTAAAAATCTCTCAACCTCTGTTGTCACTGAACATCTTATTATCCGGTTAACCGATCAAGCGGTCCGCTCCAGTCGAAAGACCAAGTTGCGGGATGGCAGTCGAAAAAACCTCTATGCCAGAAACTATTATTCCGGTGATGCAAGACAGTGTTCCTGCGGATCCAGCCCCAGTGGTTGACCCCGCACCAGCACCAAGTCCCGCACCGGAACCAAAGCCCGATCCGGCACCCGCTCCCGCGGACCCGGCGGTTCCAGCCCCTGAAGCTCAACTCTACGAACTTCCTGATGGCCGGAAAGTTGATGCGGCGACGTTAACGAAGGAATGGAAGGATAACTTCCTTCCTCAGTTCACGAAAACGACGCAGGAGTTATCGGTACTCAAAACACCGAAGTCATCGCAAGGTGACGATATCCCTGAATGGCAGAAGCCAGACTATGTTCCCGGTTCGTACGCTGATCTTATCCGTATTGCTAAGGATGAGGCGATCAATGAGTTAGCGACAGCCGCTCAACAGGAGGAAGCGCAAGTAAAGGCAATCACCGCTTCAGTCGACGCGAAAGTGCTTGAACTGAAAACGAAGGATCCTTCTCTTGATGAAAACACTCTTTTTGTTCACGCGAACAAGTATGGATTCAAGGATCTTGATGCCGCGTACACAAACATGAAAGCTTTCGGGCAAGTTGCCAAGGAAGCTGAAACGCGCGTCACCGAGGGACTGAAGAAGCGAGGAGCAGACCCAGTTGCCGGTGGTTCCGGCACCATCACTCCCGATGGAGCGGTCGATCCTCGAAACACTTCTACATTTCGTTCTGCCACTGAGTTCCTTGCCAGTCTTAGAAAATAACTTATTAACGTATGCAATTTAGCGAAGCTGTCACCACGACCACTCGTACGTTTATCGTACCGACCGTGTTCGATCAGGTGACCAAAGGTAGCCCGGGCTTGATGAAGCTCTT